ATCCTCTTAGCATTACTTTAGTAGTATTATCACTCATTTTCTACTCCTGTTTATTGATTATCAAAGCTATTTAGCTCTGACACTGTTCTCGGTGTGATACCGTAATCGCGTAACTGGTCCTGTACTGCTTTATCCACATTAGAACTGTCTCCGTCTGCTGCAATAACTAACTTATCAATACGAACGTAACCCTCGATACCTGCACGAATAGCCTCGTCTCCTGCTCCAGCAGCGACAACGTCATATGTAAGAACCGCTTTAGGGATACCATTTTCGTTAGTAATTCCACCTTTTACAAAAGGTACATATTTAAGAGTCGTTGAGTCTACCGCTAAGATAGTCCCCTCTACAACTGTACCAGCCCCAGCGAACGTTAATAGTCCGTCTTCAAATTCCCCACAGTCGATAAATACCGAACCGTTATCTATATTAGTAGCCGTTAAATTACTCATTTTCTACTCCTAAAAGTTTAGCTACTGCGTCAGCCATAGCCTTATCTCCGTCTCCCGCTTCTCCGTTTGGTGTGTTTACGTCTGGAACGTTCTCACTGTTACGGTCGTTTGACTCTGTTCTCTTCATATGTGCAGCCATATACTTAGCGTTAACAGTTGCCGACATTTCCGACCCGTCATTAATACACTTCGTAGCCATTTCCATATCGCCTGACGCCTCGCCCATTGTTAAATGTGCAGATACGCGCTCGCGCTCTTGATTAACGCCTAGCCCTACCACTTGCGCGTATAGCTCCGGGTGCTGTGCCTGTAATTCAGAAATTTTCATAATTTCGTCTCCTTTATTTGAATTTGTAGAGGGACCACTGTCCCCGCCTTGGTCTCGGGTTGGTGCCTCCGGTGCATTATTATAGCCTAATTTTTCTAAATTACAGCCTCCTACGCACGCAGATAGCGCCTCGATAGACACATTTTCCTCTTTTAAGGCCTTGTTTGCGGCCTCTAACTGTAGACTGGCATATGCTATCGCCTCGTCTTTTGTTTTATTTTCGTCGCTCTCTGAGTCCAGAATATTATCCGCGAAACCTTGGTCTAATATTTCCTGACCGAAGAGGTAAGTATCGTCGTTCATCATTTCTAAAACTTCGTTCGCTGCTTTACCTGACTTTTTCTCGTATGTTTTTGCTAACATATTAGTCATAGACTTAAGCACTTTACTACGCTTATCCAGTTCTCTATAATCTCCATACGCGCCACCTTGCGCGTTATGTATCATAAATATAGAATTATCGTATACCTGGACCTCGTCGGCCGCTAGTGCGATTTGAGTCATCATAGACGCCGCATAAGATACTCTCGCCGTAATCTTACCTTTATCGTACCCTCTTATTTTATTAAATATAGAGACTCCGTCCGTAATATATCCGCCTCCAGAGTTAAGGTCTAGGAGGATATCCCCCGTAGTGTTGTCTAACTCTTCGCCGAACTCTTTAGCGTTTATGTCCCAGCCTACTACGCCGTGTAAATTAATTGTTTTCATTAGAATAATTCCTCGTGTGTTGTAAAGGCCCTAACCGTAACATTGTTTACTCCTCTTTTAGATTATTTATCGCTTCTATTAGCGTCTCTTCCGGGTTCTCGTCTTTAACGATACCCGCGTCGATTAATGGCTGCATAGCTGCCGCGAGCTGTTGGTTTTCACGTACTAGCTGCTGTACCGATTTGCTAAACTTCATACCTGTAAGCTCTCTAGTCGCGCGCTCTCTAGTTATTAGCCCCTGGTCTATTAGACCCGTGTAGGCTTTAACCTCTTTAAGTAAGTCGACGTTCGGCTTAATAGCCCCCGACCAGTCCGCAGATACCCACGCTCCATAGATATACCATAAACTAGGAACACGTCTCGCGTCCAGGAAACCTGGCATATCAATCGCGCCGATAAGCGTCTCCGATATTAAAAACTCCTGATATATAGGGTCGATAAACTCTTCCCCGAACCCGTTACGTATACGCTCCAGGTACATTTTAAACTCATTAACCGCCCCGCGGCTCGCTGAGTAGTTATTCTGGAACGCCAGCGTCAGAACTTCCGGCGGTAGCTCGTTAGCCCACGCTATAGCGTTGATAATCGCAGCCTCGAACGTCCCGAAATTGACATTAGGGCGTCGTGTGTCATAGCTTACCGGCTCCTCGCCAGTTTGTAACTCCTGCATAATCATACCTGGCATATTAGTAGAGAACTGTACGTCTTTACGACCTTGGCTATCGTCCTGGGTAGTGTGGGTATCTTTTCTTACGGCTCCGCCTGTAACAGGTAAAGTCCCCATTTTATCCTCGGACTTTTTAACCCACATAGCTATCATACTATTAATTACTGCGGCTCTCTGCTCCGCGTCACGGTAGCGGTCCACTTCTTTAAGTGACTGAATTACTAAAGCTAGTAAAGACTGACCTCTTACGTCGTCTATCATACGCTCCGTACCATAAACTAGCCAGGCCTGACGTCTGCCCGTCCTAGCCCCTTTAGCTGCTACCCTTAAGTGTTTCCCGTCGTCTTGTCTTACATAAAAAGCGATATGTCTACCGTTTTTATCTACCTCGACCCCGTGTTTAATCTTATTTCCGCGAGCTCTAGCCTGACGGAACAACTCGTCCGACGCTGGGTCCTCTACGTGGTCCGCGTCTATTAACTCTACACTAGGAAGTCTACTACTCCCCTGGCGTAAAATTACCAGAACGTCTCCCGATATTAAAGCCATCATACGCGCCTGGCGTTGAATAGCGCCGAAAGTACGTAGCTCTCTGTGGTCGCATAGCTCCGGATTTTTACCCCATACACTAAAACGACGTTCGGTCATTTCCGACCAGTCCGAAAGGGTATCCTCGTCTAGTCCTAGGATACTCGCGTCTGGAGTTGCTTCCAGTGCTAGGCCTTTGTTAATTTCATTAGTGAGTAGTCTACGAATAAGACCACGTGCGTATAAGTTCTCTGTAAAAAGCTGCTTAGAGCGTTTTCTAAGTTTCCAGTAGTCGACTATCGCGTAGTCTTTAGTAATCCCGAAACCGCTATAAAATTTATCGCCGTCCCACGTACTCGATACACTGCCATATCCGCCGGAGTAACCCCCTGTATATGCCTGGTCCCCTAGCTCGTTTAAGTTAATAACGGTAGGTCCTGACGGAGTCGCTGCAGAGTCGCCCCCGAATACTTTAGTAAAAAATTCTTTTACCACGCTGGCCTCCCTATTACTGTTCCGTTTCCGGTAAGTCTAGCTTCTAACGTAGCTAAACGGTTATACAGTGAGTCTATTACTTTATTAATTATATTTATACTGGATTTTTGTACTACCTGGCGAGACTGCCCGGTGTCTAACGTATAGGACGTTATAGCCCCCGACGATAAGGACAGCGCCGCGTCTTCTAGTGTGGCTATTTGGTTTTTAGTAGCGGTAATCCGCTCTCGTAAAAATGCCGCGTCCATACGGGCCTCCCTATCGAATTTTTATTAAATTCCCTAAGTATATCATAAATTTATTTAAGTTTCGAAATAAATCGCCTCATTTTCTAAATAATCCCAGAACTGGTCCCAGTCTACCGTCTTTAATTGGAAGTATTGAATACAGATAGACCACGCTATAACCTCGATAGCAGCGTGTCCGTAGACCAGTAAATCCCACAACTCATTACGGGCGTTACCTGGACGGTGCCAGTAGTAGCTAGTGTTACCGTTCGCGTCGGTTTTTTCCCTACGTGTCTCTACTGTAAGCTCTTTTAGGGCCTTATCTGGGAGGTCGATAGGTGCGTTAAAGTGGTGGGCCTTTTGTATCCCTGCGTCTTCCGTCCATTCTCTACGCAGCACTGGCGCCAGACGGTCTTTATAGTGGTCGACGGTAATCGTGTATCCTGTTGTTCCGGTCTGCGTTGTAAATTCTGAGAACTCCTTAACGCGATTTGATTTACCCGGACGGTCACGCCCTAGAACGGGTACAACTCCAGAGGCATAGTCCGCGCAAAAAGATACGACCGTATCGTTAGCATAACCGGCGTCGATAAATGTCATTACCACACCGTATCGCTTACCGTCGTCAGCTTCGTACTTACGCTCCTCTATAATCTCTCGCAGTTCACCCCAGACTTTACTCGTAGACTCGCTACAGTCCTCGTCTTCCAGACGTATATACTCAATAACGTACGGCTTAGCGTCTCTCGCCCAGCCCATTACCGAAACCGCTAAAAAGGATTTATGTACGTCGACCTGGCACGTAAGTAACAGTATCGGACTCCCGCTAAATTCTGTCGAGTATTTATTCGGTATCCGCCCTAGTCTATAAGCAGCTCTACGGTGTAGTGATACAGTCGTAAATCTAATTTTAGAACCCATTACCTCGAACGGCTCGGCCAGGACGTTATTATAAAATACTTGATACTTAGAGATATCTTTTACTCTACGCTCTTCTGGGTCATACCCGGCGAGATATGCGCCGACACTTTTATACCAGGGCTGCATACCTATAGGCGAGTAAAGCGCCGGTAAATGATACGACCGTATCCCGGCCTCTACAGGTCTAGCGGTAGGCTCCCAGTGCGCGCCGTCCTCTTCCGAGAATAGTCTCTCTTTATCGTGCTCGAAATGTGGTTCCCCGCACTCTTTACAGCGATACTGTACGGACTCGGGTATTAATATCCCCCCGTCTGTCTCCCAGTAAAAGCCGCCTTTTTCATTTTCTCCATATGACCACCTCAACTCCTGGGGCGCGTTACACTTTTTACAAAGGACTCTATATTTTCGCTGGTCTCCACGTTGATAGGCTTTCTCTATCTTCGACGTGCCTTTAATCAGAGGCGTAGAGCCTCTAAAAATCTTACGACGCTCCCAGTAACCCGAGCAGCGGTCGTCTGATAGTGAGTCCGGGTCCCCGTCTTTACCCACAGTATCGGGCCAGGCGTCTATCTCGTCCTTAAGAAGTATCGCTATAGAGTAAGACCTCATTTTATCGGCGTTCTTAGCCCCGAAAGGTACTAGGTATCCGCCTCCGGCCCATTGAATGTGGTTAGAAGTCTTACCCGTTTTACGGCTATTACCCTCGTCGCTCGACTGAATTATGTCTCCGAAACCGGACTGATTAATCATAGGTATAATATTATTCTCTATTCTGGCCGCCGCTAGCTCTTTATCCGCGGTCATATACATACACGGGAGCGTCTTAACGTGCGCCATATAGTACAATAGCCCCGACTCCAGTAGGGTAGTGTAGGTAATCTGTACGCCTTTTTTAAGATTTACTTCCCTTACGTTAGAGTCTGCGTCGAAGCAGTTTATAATCTCGCGCATAAATGGGTTAACGTCGTAGCGGATATACCCTGGCATAGACGTAACGGACTCTGGGAGGTACCTATGCTCCTCGTTAAACTTTGCGGGCGTAACTTTGTGTATTACTTCCGTTAGAGCGCCTACCTGGTCCGTTAGCCATTCCTGGCCTATAGTTTTAATCGTCGACATTTTCTAACGCCCTTTTTATTTTAGCTTTAGCGGGTTTTATAAACGAGGATATCTGCTCGGCTATAAATTTCTCCAGGTCGTCCGCGTCTTTACCTGCTCCGACCATAGCCACACTACGACGGGCTATAGTTTTAGCTCCGTCTGTTAACATTTTCCTATGGGCTGAGTCGATAGGCTCCAGGACACCTTTAGAGACTAAGTCCCTGTGGACTAGCTCGCCTCTCATTTTAGCACTCTTTATCCTACGCTCGTCGATAGTCTCTATCTCTTTTAGCGCACGTAGGTAGTCGACCATTCTATAGTCAGTACCGAACTTAGTAACGACCTCTCGTATAGTCATATCCGCGAAGTCCTGCATATTGTCGGGTACGTCTGCCGGGTCTATGTTGTAGAGGCTTAGCGCCTTACGTGACTCTTTAGCTCCAGACGCTCCGCTAAGTTTTGGCCCAGACTCGAGCTGTTCCATATACTCGTCGTACGGAAGCTCCTCTCCGCCGTTTACTAAGACCATGACTTTAGGTCCTTTTTGTGTACGGTCGTCCAGATATGCTGTAGCCGCCGGGTGGTTCGGGTCTATTCTCATTTTACGACCGTCGCCTACTGTTGCCTTATGTAAACCCCTGCCAGGCTTACACGCTTTAGCTATAGCTGTAGGAGTAACTCCTGCTAGTTTAGAAAATTCTGCTTTAGTTATTAGTTCTCGTGTTCCCATAGCCACAGTCTAGCGTAAATTAGCTAAAGGTTTACTTTGGGGTTCATTTTGGAACCGAAAACCCTTTTTGTGCGAGGCGCGCACGACATAATCAAAACTGCGGGAGGTTGGGGGGTCCTCCACAGTACCTTTTTATTTTCTAGCGGAATAGGTTGTTACGTTGTAGCTGGAACTTAAGAGCGTCTAAATATATCCCAGGTATGTACTTCTCTGTATCTTTAACAGCAGGAGCTAGCCACGGACTCTTAGGTATCGTAACGCTAGAGCGTGTCAAGTCTTGCACCATCTTAAGCTTAGGCTTACGCTTCCCACCTGTTACCCTAAAGATACCGCGACGTCTACCGAGGTCTAAATAGATAAACTTCTGGCCGCTCTTAGCCGCTTGCTGTACAGCTATAAAGTTCTGCTGCTTACGCGAGCTACCCGCCTTAC